GTGATCCCGAACTTCTTCTTTGTTTCATCACCCATCACGGCAACGGCCTCGAAGATGGCCGGGTACGACAGCCGGAAGGCCGGGGTGATGTATGTGCTTCTGATCTGCTTGTTCTGTGTCATAACAGCTCCTTTATCTTTTTTGTTGTCGTTGGTCTTTTATGCTATGTGCGTTCCTTCGACCTTACGGTTTTCTCGGTCGAGGGTTCTTTTGTTGAGCCACAACAGAGCTTCGTCCAGCTTTGTGATGGCCATTGCGTTTTCACGGCATTTGAATTTTCCGCCGCTTACTTCTTGGTAAAACTCGATACGCTGTTTGACGGCGGAAATCACCGTCAGCACCGTACGCACCCAGCAACTCTGCTTGTTCTGTGTCATAACAGCTCCTTTATCTTTTTTGTTGTCGTTGGTCTTTTATGCTATGTGCGTTCCTTCGACCTTACGGTTTTCTCGGTCGAGGGTTCTTTTGTTGAGCCACAACAGAGCTTCGTCCAGCTTTGTGATGGCCATTGCGTTTTCACGGCATTTGAATTTTCCGCCGCTTGCTTCTTGGTAAAACTCGATACGCTGTTTGACGGCGGAAATCACCGTTTCCACAAACGCACCGTTCGGCTCTTTCCGTTCGGCGTCACGACCGAGGGGGCCATTCTGCCAGTCTAAAACCAGCCCCACGCCTCGGACATATCCACCTGTCGGATTGCCATTTTCGTCAACATCGTTATTCATCGTACAATCTTTGATCGCGTTCATAGGAGCTCCTTGAGTTTCCTTGTGGTTTGTTTGGGTTCTTTGATTCTCTTGATCGTCATCCCGTTATCCGGAACCTCAGTCAAAGGCGCCACTCGCTCGCGTCCAACAATCTTTTCCATAGCCGCTGGACTGTTGAGCTTGAGTGTGAAGGCTTTCTCGCCGAGATCACGGAATTCTTGGACAACGTCTGCTTCGTTCTTCCACTTCCGGTTGGCCCGCTTCGGGGCGAGCTCATATCCCGGAATCTGTCCTCCCGCTTCAAGCACGTCCTGGGCGTACGCCATACACGCATCGAGCCAGGATTCGAGAAGGTCCTTACTATCCAGAATCTTGGTGAGCGTGGGGATGGGCAAGCCTTTGACGTCAGGAAGCAGAAGCTCTTTGCCGGGGATCGCGGGTAGCTGGTCGGCGATATTCTGCCGGAGAGCCGGGCAGATTGGTTTTGCCCAGCACCATTTGCACCAGGAACCCGAGGCAACCATCGCCCCCGGCTCTTTGGTGAGCGCGATCTTCCGGTTCATTTCGTCCGCAAAGGTCGAGATGTATTCCATATCACACGACCACGTGGAGAATTGATCCTCCGTTCGTGGTTGAATGATGGCACACGTCACTTCGGTCACCTCGTACTGGATGGCCAGTGGGAGCGCGTACATCAGGAGCTGCGGATTTTCTTGCGCGGACACCAGTACACCTTTGCCGTACTTGAAATCGTAGGCGATCACGGATTGAAACGGACGAACGATTGCTGCGTCGAGGCGTCCCGATACTCCGGGCGCAATATCCACCTTCTGCTCGACTAGCAACTTTCCGCCTTTCTTCAGCTCCGTCATGATGATCTCTCTGGCAAAGGATACCGCTTCCGCCATTTCATCGGTCACCACAAACCCGTTGATCTCCTCTCCGACAAGGTCGAAAGGTACTATCTTGGGGTTCTTGAGTGCCCGTTCCAACACCTCGTGCGCCGCCTCACCCTCGCCCGCGTATTTCGACTGCTCGGGCTTGGGCATCTTGGCGCACAGGGCCACCGACCCCGGACAGTTCATCCACCTGTCGGCGGAGGACGGACTGATGTCCGTGTGTGTTCTGACCGTTGGGGTAGCCATTTATCCCACCTTGATCCCGTTCTTCCCACACCAGTCGGCGATCATCTTTGCCGCCTCGGGGACTTTGGCGTCCGGGATCTTGATGAGCTTGGGTTCGGCGGGGTTGAATATTTTCGCGACCGACTGAATGAAGGTCACCAGTTTCTCGGTGAGCCCGACCTTGTCCGCGGCAGTGATGTAGCCTTGGGCTGCGGCACGGAGTTCGGCGCCTGTCTTTGGGCCTGATGGTTCGTCCGCGAGCGCATCCACAGCCACGGGTTCCTCAAGTCCAGGGACCGTATCGACCGCGGGCTCAGCTTTGGCCGCCTTGGCGCGGGTGATTTTCTTGGGTGCAGGCACAGGCCCGTCCACAGCTTCGCCACCAGGTAGTTTCTTGCCCGCGAGGATATCAAGGGCGTCTGCTATTCTCTCCAGCGTTGCTTCAATACTCATAACACACACTCCATTCTTTTTTGGCAGTCGGGACAAATGCTCATCCCGACAACTCGTTTGAGGTTTTTGATCTCTGTTAATGTTGTGCACATCCTGCATTTTGTGTCTACAAACGCCACCTCCTTTTGTTCGTCCATGATGATGTTGATGTTCTTAGCCTTCTGGGTCAAACTGTCTATCAGATCCTCGTCGATGGATTTCTCCGCTATCAAGAATTGCACTTGCACAGGGCTTTTTTGGCCGATGCGATTAAGCCGGTCAATCGCCTGTTTAATTTCGTTAGGGACGTATGACATCTCGATGAACAGCGCGGTGTCGCAAACGTGTTGTAGGCCATCCACCCCAATGCCTGCAGATTTGATATTACCGATAAATACTTTCGTTCCTGGGTCTTTCTGGAAACGGGCGATTGCCTCTTCTTTCTGACTCGTGCTTTCTGACCCGGTGTATTTGACTGCTTGGGTGCCGAACTCTTCCATGAGTGCTTCAACCACCGCCTTGTGCCACACAAAGACGACGATCTTGGGCTTGGTTTCTAATAACTCCCGAATGTGTTTGATGGCTGCTTGGACCTTGATGACCCCGATCGCTTGGCGCGTGGTGGACGTTTCTCCAATGAGCTTCTTGGCCGAGAACTCCTTGCGCTCTTGCTCTATCAGCCGCATGAGCTTGTCGGACGGATCCAGATACACCTTGTCGTATGTGACCGGCGGGAGGTCTTTGACCACCTCGGACTTGAGTCTCCGAATCATGATCGGCTTCAGTATCCGACACAGTTCCTCCAGGTTACTCGCACCAGTCGCATCAAACCCGAACGTCCCTTGGTACCCTGCGCAGAATTTGTAGGCGTAGTCGTAGTACGATGTGTATTTCCCGAGGAAGGTTGGGAAGAGCGCGCGCAGTGGGGCGTACAGTTCCACCGGACGATTGAGCACGGGGGTACCAGTAGCCAGCCATACCCGTTCGCACCTCTGGTATAGCCCCTTCTTCCCAAGAACGAACTTTGTTCGTTTGGCGTCGATATTCTTCAGAGCGTGAGACTCGTCACACACCAAGACCGGCCACTGACCTTGCAGTAGATGGGTCCTGAGCGGTTCCTTCCAGATGATGTCGTAGTTCACGATGTTAAAAGCCGACGGGTCTGGGATGACTTGGGACGACGTGATCTCTTTGATGAACGCGAGCGGCATTTGCTCCCGTGTTCGTTTCACCCACGAGCGTCTGATCGACTGAGGACAGACGATGATACCACTCTGGAGCCCGAGCTTCTTGATCGCCTCGAGGATCTGGAATGTTTTGCCCAGGCCCATGTCGTCGGCCAAGATAGCGTTCGCCCGGAGACAGAGGAAGTCACGACCGATCTCTTGGAAAGGCATGAGACGGATCATCCGAGCACCTCGGCGGTTTTGATGGCCATGAAAATCTCCTTCACCACTTGTGGTTTGTTAATCTCGCAAAAACAGACGTTGTTGTATTCCTCGCCCCACACTTCTCGAGCCGCAAGAGCGAACCCGCCAATACCGCTGAACAGGTCAATGTGTCTCATACGTCACCGGAATCCCGAGTTCTTCCGCTCGTTTGATCTCTGCCTTTGTTCCTTCTGATTGCTCCCACCCCTCCAAAACCACAACCATATCAGACACCGAAAGCCAAGCCATTGAATGTTCTCGGATCGTGGCGAGATCAATCTGCTCGCCTTCCCGGAGTTGGAGGAATAGCTGATGGTCAAGCCAAGGGCAGAAGACGGCGTATCCGGCCAGAAGATATTCCGTAGCCGCTCGTTGCCCCCGGCGGATGTTTTCTAACCCCGCCAAAATGCTCGTCGCTGAATAAGGTCCTGCTATGTACACTCGTTTCACAACCCCACCGCCTTTCTGAGTTTCTCCCGGTCTTCCCGGTACGCCCCGAACATATATCTCCGCACTGCCTCGTCCCCATGCTCCTGTTCTTCCCGTCCGTACACCCATTTGTAGTTCTCGTCCATCGGTCGCATTCCGTTCACCCAATGGCGATGCTCGATCACCACGTTCTTGTCCCGCCGCAGGAGCCCAAGCCCACCGAACAGCTTCCCCTGGGTGACATCAATCCCGATGTGACGCACTCCCGGAGGCGCGATCCATCCGAGCAGACGCACCGCCTTGCCACTGATCACACACCCAGACGGGTGTGGGTGAGCGTTCCAGTCCGTAAGGCGGTCGTCTGCGCAAGCGATGCCCCACCCGTTCATCTCCCGCTCATTCAGATCGATGAGCTTCTCATCCCATCGGTCGGTGACAAAGAAATGGTCGTCGTTGAGGTTTGAATAGTAGTCAGCGGGAACGACACAGAACTGGTTGAACGTGTCGGCGATGTATTGGCGTGGTCCCACAATGACCTTGATGTCATCTGATTGCGGCAGGTCGTAGTCACCAAGGGTGGGGTCGTCGTCATTGAGATAGACGATCATGCGCGTGTGCGTTCCCTTTGTCCGAAGGAACGACACCACCATCTCCCTGCAAAGCGCAGGACGACCGCGGGAAGGGATTATCACTAGCAATGATTTGTTATTCATCTTTTGTCTCGTTTGTCTCTGTTATCTTCGGTTCACGACCGGTGCCCTTCAGTATATACAAATCCTTGCATCCGTCAACACCAAACAAGTCCACAAGTGTGTCGTACAGGGGGTTTGAGGGTTCGATGCTTTTCTTCATCAGCGCTTCCCGGGCGTCGGCGTTAAAGAGCGCGAGTCTGTTCCACGGCGTCACGTGCTGGTGGTTGATCTGAATGTCCATGTGCACAAAAGGCTGGATGCCGAGGTCGAGACACTTCTGGCAGAACTGAGCGTCCGGGGATTCTGGCCTGTCCACATCGAAATAAGGCATTTTCATGCGGTCGAAAATGCTTGTCTTCCACAGCGTGAACGGAAAGGCGGTCAAATCCACCGGTGTCACGCCTTCACCATCCACTTCCAAGAGCGTCCCGCGCCCGACCTTTTCGCACTGGAGGAGCGTGAGCTTTGGATCCTTTTTCACGAACGCACAGCGGGAGTACGGGAAACCACGCACGAACATCACTGCGCTTATGAACTCTTTGTCCGCCGCGAGGAGCTTGATGACATCCCCTGGCTGTATCCCCCACACGTCATCGTCAATGCGCAGGATGTGGGTGTAGCCACCAGTCAAAGCAAATTGGATTATTTCATTTTCTGCGCGGTGGATGGGCTTGCGGTACGGGAACTTGAACCCGAACTCCACCCCTGCTCGTCGGAGATCCTGCGTGATCGTGAGAAGCGAGAGCAACCACTTCCCCGGGTGCGGGTCAAGCCCGAAGGTGGGGCAGGCTATCAATATCCGGTACGACTTCCATGCTTCTGGTATCATTGGCTACCTCGATCTGTGTTGTATCTTGAACTCCCGGAAACCCATCTCCGTGAGCCGGTTGATTTCGTTTTTGTAGCCTACGCGCTTTGAATTGCAGTCGCGCACTTCGATCATCATTTGCTTCACTGCCTCCGCGGGCATATCTTCCCCGCGCCTGAACGCGTTCTCGCGGATCCACACCTCAAAATTCATTTGAGTGATGCGGACGATTGCGGCCAGAAGCGCCCCGGAGAGCGGGATTTTGAGACGGTCGATCGACTGCGTGAGATACTCAAACTCTTTGTACGCGCCTTCTTCGCCAAAATATATTTTCCGGGCGAGGATGGAGATGCGGTCGATCGCGTCTCCGAGAGACATGTCGATATGTGTGCGGTGTTTCATGCGAATTGCCCTTTCGTATTTCGTTCACGTGCGTAAGCTAGTTTACGTTTTAGCCGTCTCGTTTTCTGTGACGGGTGTTTATGGTGAATGGTGTTATGCTCACTTCGGTTGACCACCACAAGATTACCCAAGCGGTTGTCCAGCCTGTCCCCGTTAATGTGGTGGACTATCTCTGTCTTCTTGAGCGGTCGCCCAAGTTTTTTACTCATGGCCAGCCGGTGCTCCATAACATATGTCCGATTTAGCGAAGCGTTAGGGTGCCCCGGGGCGTATATCCACCGATAGCCCAAAACTTCGATGACCCCGCCTTTCCAATGGAGGGCTTTTTTCCCCCGCATACGAGAGATAATGGCGCCATGCCGTTTAGCCCAGCATTCCCGGGAGCAGGTCTTATTGACCTTGGTCTTTACCCGCTTTTTCTTGCATACTACACAAAGTTTATTCATATGCTTAGTCTATTCACCAGATGAAGTTTGTCAAGTGTTAAACTTCTTATAGAAACGAGAGATGTTCGGGTTTGTTGACAAACTTGTGAATGAACTCGTTCGTGCTTTGGTGGCGGCAGTGACCGTGGCAGTCCTTGTGGACGTCAAATTCGGTCTGCATAGTTTTAACCACGCTCCAATAGTGTTCGCTCGCCAGGATTTCTCCGATTGACTGTTTCGTGATATCCCCGTAGCAGTACCGCTCATCACCAAAGAGATACCCGCAGGGGTAGCACTTGCCGTCCCCGGACATCTGGAAAAGCAAAGGTACGTCGAGGCAATGGTCATAGGGCCGCCGTATCCGGGACGCGATCGCCGCAAACTTCACAATTATTTTTGTCTTTGCGGTGGACATCGCTTCGGCGTCCTTCAGCACCTTCACCACCCCGGGCTGGTCAAACCACTCAGCAAGCGGCACCACCATCTTGTCGTTCTTGGGGTCAGAGCACTGCTTGATGACGAAATAGTCGACGCCGGCTTCGATGGCAAACTTTGCTTCTTCGATCACGCTCTTAAACGCGTTCTCGGTCAGCACCATCTGGAGCCCGATCGTGCATTTTGACCCGGAAGCATTCCTGTACCTGACCGCCCGTTCGATATTCTCTTTCACTTTGTCCCACTGAGGGACGCCGTGGACGATCTGATAGTTATCGCCGACCGCGCTCAAATTGAAGCGCAGCCAGACCAAGCGGTCAACCAAGTCCGCAATCATCTCACCAGGCATCCGGATACCGTTGGTAGCGACTGCCAGGTCAAGCCCGCTCTCTTTCCCCGCCTTCACCGCGTCTACCAGCGCCGGATTAAGCGTAGGTTCACCGTCCCCCACGATCGCAATCGCCTTTATCCCTACCTTGGGCGCTTCCTTGAAAAGCCGGATGAGCGGTTCACGCGGGATCATGGCCCCGGTCATCTTTTGAAAAATCCCGTAGCAAAATTCGCATTTGGCATTACATATCTTCGTGATCCCGGCGTCGATCATCACGGGAGCGATGCGCTTTCCGCGCACAAAATGCTTGTGCACGCGGTCCATGTGCCACAGAAGTTTGTTAGAGTCGAGAGCCCATTTGTCTTTCATAAACACTCCTTGATTTCTACGCTACAGTGACCCGCCTGCTGTAGCCGATTTGTCTTAATTTTTGTGTCACAGTTGTTGCAACGCGGATGCAGACAGAGGACAAACGCGTCCAGGGGCGAGCACCCAGGATTGCGGCCTTCATATAGATCGCGATGGCACCGGTGGAGCTTTCCGTCTGGTGCGAACAGCATCTCAGAAGACTTGCACATACAGCGTGCGATCTTGCCTGTCATATATTCCGGGTACTTGTACGTCCCATGTGTCTCATCCAGGAACTCTTTCATCCGGAAGTCGAGCCCCATCTCAGCACAGTACCCTGCCACCTTCTTGTTCCGCTCTTTCAT